AGCGGCACGGTTGGCCCCGGTAGCGTGATTCCTTATAGCAAGGCCACGATCGTTGAAGCGGCTAAGGGGGATCTCGAAATTGAGAAGTATGCCAAGGCCGTTCCGATTGAGGATGTAAACAAGTATGGCGCGGCGGTTGCGGTGGAAAAGAGCGATGATGCTTTCCTGACCAAGCTGCAGAACGTTGTGCTTGGCAAGTTCTACACTTTCCTCAACACGGGTTTGCTGACGGGTACTGCTGCCACTTGGCAGGCGGCTCTTGCCAAGGCGCAGGGCGAGGTGCTCAATAAATTCGCGACTATGCAGAAAGATGTTACCGAAATTGTTGGTTTTGCGAACATTCTTGATGCTTATGATTATCTGGGCGCGGCTGACATTACCGTGCAGACGGCGTTTGGCCTGACGTATATTCAGAATTTCATGGGTTACAAGACGCTGTTCCTGCTGCCCGCTGCGCAGATCGCGCGGAATAAGGTGCTTGCTACGCCTGTTGAAAACATTGATCTGTATTACATTGACCCCGGCGATTCGGAGTTTGCCAAGCTCGGTCTTAATTACACGGTACAGGGCGAGACCAATCTTGTTGGCTTCCACGCTCAGGGCAATTATAGCACGGCGGTTGGCGAGGCGTTCGCGCTGATGGGCATGGCGCTTTGGGCTGAGTATCTGGACGGTATCGCCAACATTACCGTCAGCGGTACTTGATGTTTAAGGCTGTCAAGACGTTCTTTGACTTGACGGATGGCAACAGGGAATACCACCCGGGGGACGTTTTCCCCCGGGATGGTTTAGAGGTCAGCGCGGCACGGCTTGAACAGTTGGCTACAAGCAACAACCGCCTTGGCTATGCTGTCATTGAAGAAGTCAAAGAGCAGGAAGAAAAGCAGACCCGAAAGCGGGTGAAGAAAAATGCTGACTGATGTATGCAACTACGTCCACAATTATTTCGACTATGTGCGGTATGATGGGACGTTTACGATTGAGGGCTTTACGATTGATGGCCTTGATTCGATGGTTGCAGACGGTCAGCTTTTCCGTATCATCGGTTCTGCAATGAATGACGGGATTTATACCTATTCTGGCGGCAGTATTTACGATGATGACGGAATGGGCGTCATAGAGCTAAAGCCGGAGACGTTTACAGGCACAATCTCGGCAATGTCCGTCCCCGTTGCGTTCCTTAAAATTGTTTCAGATGCCATAGAGTGGCAGGAAAACAATCGGGCCGCGCTGGAATCGCCGTATACGTCTGAGAGCTTTGGCGGGTATTCGTATTCTAAGGCCGTTGGCAGCGGTTCTAATGCGGGCGGCGTGCTGGGTTGGCAAGATGTTTTCCGTTCGCGTCTGAACGCTTACAGGAAAATCTCTTAAGAATCTGGAGGGGTTCTGAATGTCACTCATAGATGTCATGATGGAAAGATGCGTCATGCTGGACAAGCGGACGGTTCCGGACGGCCTCGGCGGTTTTACGCACGAATGGCAGGAAGGCGCAACTTTTCGGGCGGCGATTGTTAAAAACAACAGTCTTGAAGCGCGTGTTGCTGAAAAACAGGGCGTGACGGAAATTTATACTGTCACGGTCAACCGAGGGCTCACGCTGCAATATCATGACGTTTTTCGGCGCGTGAGTGATGGCGCGGTCTTTAGAGTGACAAGCAACGTGAAAGATTCAGAAACACCGGACGTTGCAACCTTCCAGATTGGACAGGTAACGGCTGAGAGGTGGGAACTGCCGAATGATTGATACAGCGCAGGCTCTCAACGAGTTCTGGTCTGGCTTTGGCCTTCCCGCGTATATGGTAAACACGGTCCCGGACGATGCCGTTATGCCTTATATTACTTACAGCATAGCAGAAACGGAGCCGCTTGAAGCGTCTACGCATTATGCGCAGGTTTTTTACAGGTCAACAAGCAATCGCGAGCTTTTCGCAAAGGTTGACGAAATCAAAAACGCAATCGGAAACGGCGTCCGTATTGATTGTGTTGGTGGCTATGTGGTGATTCGTCCGGCCAGCCCGTTCATTCAAATCACGGTTGACGCAGATCCGGCGAACCGTTTTGCTTATATCAGTATGCAGTTAAATTGTTATCATTGTTAAGGGGTGAAAGAAATGGCGGTTGCGGGTATGATTACGCCTTGCAGGACGGAAACCTTCCAGAACCTCCAGCTCAATGCTGGCGCGTTTCTGATTGGTTTTGATTATTCGGAGTACACGGATGCCACCGCGATGCGGACGGCGCTTGCTTCTGCGCTGCAGGACAGTTCTAAGCTGCTCGGCGCTACGCGCGGCGGCGGTACGTTCGTTGTTACGTCTGAAATTCGTGAACCGGACGTTGACGGCAAGCGTTACCGTTTCAAGGGCGGCGCGTTTGTTGATAGCGTGGACGCGCAGCTTTCCGGCACTCTGGTTGAAATTCGTCCGGAGGTTTTTGCAAAGGTGCTTGCTACGGGCGAGAGCACGACAAGCGGACAGAAAACCACGGTAAAGATGCACACGGCCATCCAGAACACGGATTATATTGATTCGCTTGTGTGGGTTGGCGATATGTCAGACGGTGGCCTTGTTTTGATTGCGCTGAAGAACGCGCTCAACAACAACGGTATGACGCTGACCTTCTCCGATAAGGGCGAAGGAACCATTCCGTTTGAGTTCCACGCTTATCAGAACACGGTCGAAGATTACGACTATGCGCCTTTTGAAGTGATTTTTCTTGACAAAGCGGTTTAATGGCTTTATAATCAATTGACAGCATGGGAGGATAGCAAGGTCTGTCCTCCCATAATTTTTAGGAGGTTGACAGCATGAAAATTTCTCAGATGACCACTGATCAGGCAAGCGATGTTCTTGTCCGAATCGCGCCTCCGGCTAGTAGCATCATGCGCGATAAAAAGACGGTTGACGTTGTGGAAAAGTTGGCAAATTCCAGCACGGATTCGCCGCTTAAATTCATTGCAAGCAATCTGACGGCGGTCGTTACGGTCCTGCTTCATGACCATCGTAAAGATGTTTATGAAATTGTCGCGGCGTTGAGTGGAAAGACCACAGAGGAAATCGGCAAGCAGAAAATCACTGCAACCATTCTTGACGTTAAAGATAGTTTTGACGAGGAACTTCTTGATTTTTTCGGCTCGTTGAAGTAATAGACGAAAAGCGCCTTTATAAGGTTATCGCTATTATTTCGCGTTATGGATGGCACGGAATTACGCATTTCTGGGCTATGTATCGCGTTGAGCAAGACAAGCAGCGTGATACAGAGTATATTGCCACGGTCCTTTGGTCAATTGGAAAGCTGTTAGGCGGCAACGATTATCCCATGCCGGAGTATTCGGAATTTGTTAATCCGAAGCCAGCGGACAACCGCACAACCGAGCAAATCACGGCTGGGCTGATTGAGAAATTGCAAGGAAAGGGGGAAGAAAAATAGTGCAAGGCTTAGAGCTTTTTAGCGTTCTCGGAAAGTTGGTGCTGGATAAAAGCGGCTTTGATAGTGACGTTAAGCAAGCGGACGAATCAGGTAAAAACCTCGCGGAAAATTTAACGTCATATATGGAAAAGGCCAAAAAGGTTATAAAGGGCGTTTTTGCGGCTGTGGCGGTTAAGAAAGCGGCGTCTTTTATATGGGATTTGGCTAACAACACGGCAACGGCTGGCGATAGGATAGACAAAACGTCTCAATCGCTCGGCATGAGCCGCAAAGCGTTCCAAGAGTGGGATTATATTCTCAGTCAAAGCGGCGCGTCCATTGATAGCATGGGCATGACCATGAAAACGTTGACTGAGGCCATTGCCACCAATTCGGCTGAAACAGCGGCGGGATTGTCAAAGCTCGGCTTGTCGGCGGCACAGTTGCAGAGCATGAGCGCCGAAGAGCAGTTTGAAACGCTGGTCAAGGCATTCCAAGAAATGCCGGAGGGCGTGGAAAAGAGCCGTCTTGCGGTTCAGCTTTTCGGACGCGGTGCACAGAGCCTTATGCCGTTGCTTAATTCGGCGTCTGGCACGGTGGACGATCTGCGGCAAAGAGCGCATGACCTCGGCCTTGTTATGTCCGATGACGATGTAGACGCGGCGGTCAATTTCGGTGATGCGTTGGCAGACCTTCAAAGCGCGTGGACGGCCATCCAGCAAAAGTTCGGTGCGCAGATGTTGCCAATGTTTACGCGCGGACTAGTTGCGGCAGCAAATGCGCTTGGGCGTGTTTCTAACGCGGTTTCTAAGGCGTTCCAGACGGGTGATTGGTCGGAAGTATTTAGCACAATCACAGACGAAATTGGAGCACTTCTGCCTAAGCTGATTAACAAGGCTCTTGATGTTGCGGCGGGCATTTTTGAAAACGCCGACAAGATAATTGACCTTGCAACGTCAATTATTGTTGGCTTAATGGATGGAATCGAAAAGGCAATACCGAAAATCATTCAGCGGTTGCCCAAGATTCTTAACAGCATTTGGAACGGCATAAAGCGTCTTGTTCAGAGTTTCGGCAATTTGATTATTGACGTTATCAATTCGGCGTTTGGCACTAAAATACAAAAGATTGATTTGTCAGGTGTTAAAGACGCTTTCCAATGGTTTGTTGATAACAATGATGTGATAGTTGCAGCAATTACGGCAATTGTTGCGGCTTTTGCTGTTACAAAAATTATTGGATTTGTGAAAGCAATTGGAACGTTAGTTGCTTCTTTCAATCCTTTGACAATCATTCTTGCGGCAGTAGCGGCGGCTATTCTGTTAGTTGTTGCCAACTGGGACAAAATTAAACCATGGCTTGGCAAGGTCTGGAAAACAACTGTTGAATGGGTACAGAATGCTTGGAAAGCGGTTAGCGATGCGTTTGACAAGGCTGGAAAATGGGTTAGCAAAGTATGGAAAACAACCGTTGAATGGGTACAAAACGCATGGAAAGCAGTAGGGGACGCATTTACCGAAGCTGGTAAATGGCTCGGCAAAACGTGGAAAGTAACTGTCCAATGGGCGCGTAAGGCGTGGAAAGCTGTTGGAGATTCGTTTACCAAGGCTGGTGAGTGGGTTGAAAAGACTTTCCCGACTACGGTAAAATGGGTGCGAACTGGTTGGGCGCTTATTAAATCGTCTTTCACTCAGGCTGGAAAGTGGGCAGATAAGGCTTTCACGTCAACCATTGAGTGGGTACAAAACGCATGGACAGATGTTAGCACGGCGTTCTCTGCTGCGGCTGGATGGGTTAAGGGTAAGGCTCACAAAATTGTGCTTAGTTGGACTGCAACGGTTGCTAAATGGATTAAACGTATTTGGGGCTGGATTACAGGACAGCCTATAGATGACGGGTCTGGGCTCAACGGCGCTGATCTCAATTCGATTAAGATTAATTTGCTTTCTGGTACTGTTGGAAAGTGGATTAAAACCATTTGGGATTGGGTGACAAACGGCGTTAATATTGTGGTGAATTTCACTAAAAAGGCTGTTGAAGCGGCAACAAATGATTCTGGTTTGCTGCAAGGTGGTGTTCCGTCTGGCCCGGCATGGGGTGAAAGCATTGACGCGCCGGAAGTGCCGTCCGGGTGGGGATTTGCAAAAGGTTTGAATTATGTGCCTTTTAACAATTATCCGGCTTTGCTCCATCGCGGTGAGGCGGTGCTCAATCAGTCGCAAGGCCGCGAATGGCGGCAAGGCGGCAGCGGGTTCAATATGCGCGAATTGTACGAAGCCGTGGCTTCTGCGGTCGCTTCTGCGGTATCTAGTATCAGTATTGACATGGACGGTAAAGCGGTCGGCAACGCGGTTACTGAGCAAGTCTCGCGCAATATCTATCGTTCTCAGATGGGTAGAAGGGTGGGCGTTATATGATTAGCAGATACTCGGTCTGGTTGAACGATGTTTCATTGTCGGATATTGACCCGCGCATTTATGTATCAGATATTGCCTATCAGGCGGCAAGTCCTGCACGGAATACAAGCAGGCTTGCCGCCCGTGATGGGCAGTATTCTGGAGAATATGAGTATATCGGGGAGAACAAAATCACGGTATCATTCGCGGCGCGGGCGTATGAAACTAACGCGCGTCAGCAGATCGTTCAAGAGGTCGCGGCGTGGGCGGCTGACGGCGGCTGGCTGAAAACGTCTGACAGGATGGGGCAGCGCATTTATGTAAAGTGTTCAAAGCTGCCAGCGGTTGCAAGCGTCATGCGGTGGACGGATGCTATCACGGTAGAGTTTACAGCGTATGACTACCCGTATTGGATGGATGAAGTTGCTACAACGCTTTACCTTGAAAAGACGGGCAGCAGCTCGGTCAGCGGAACGCTCACGCTTGGCGGCGTGAAAAGTTCGTTGCTTGAAGCGCGGGCAAGCATCAGCGCGGCGGCTACGCGGCTGACTTTTACCTGCAATGATACAACAATCGCTTTGACGGGGTTATCTTTGTCGCAAGGTGACGTTGTTAAAATTGTGTATGAAGAAAAACACCACATTATGCAAATCTATAAGGGCGTTTATTATACAAGGGCGGGTTCTCTGTTAGATAAGCGCACGGCTGGCAGTTCGGACGATCTCGTTACAAAGGTTGGCTCTAACGCAATTTCTTTTGATTCTGACGGCAAGGGATCTTGCATCTTTTACGGGCGGGGGGTGTACGTTTGATGAATATGCCAAAGGTTAGAGACAGCAACGGAAATTTCACGCGGCGGCTTCATCCGATTTCGTGTTCGATTAGCGACACGCTTTCCCCGGTATCAACGGTCAACATGGTTTTGCCGCAGATTGATGAAATTTCCAGTTTTGATTGGGTTGAAGTTCCCGTTCCGGACGGCTCAACAATGTATTGCCGTGTGGCAAGCGTTTCAACAGACGCGGTGACAGGTCAAAAAAGTGTATACCTTGAACAGGGTGCTTGCCTTTTTGATGATATTCTGATTCCTGAGAGCACGGGCAAGACCAGTCTATCATGGAAAGCAAGCATCTCAACGATTATTAACAATATCATTGCAAAGCAGCCAAGCGGCCAGCCGTACAGATGGACAAAGGGAACGGTTCAAGCAACAGAAACGATTTACATTGAACCGGGCGGCTTAACGCTGATGACGGCGCTTCTCACGATGATGGAATCAATTCCGGGTTATTATGTGGAGTTCGTACAGGCAAGCGCGGCTGATTGGCATATTGACATAAAGAAACGGCCTACAACGGCGGTTTGTGAGGGGCGTCTTAGCCGGAACCTTAAAACGTGTAGCATTGATTACCGGACGGATTCAATTTGCACTCGCGTGTATTGTGATGGCGTTACGGGCGGCAAGATGGACAGCACGAATATCAGCACTTACGGCGTCCATGAAGAATCAATGTCGCTTAACGATGGTTTAACGAAAGCGCAAAAAGAAACGATTGTGCAAGCGTATCTTGATGCGCATGACCACCCGGCAGTAAGCGTCAGCATTTCCGCGCTTGAATTGTCGCAGATTACCGGGCTTGCGTTTGATCGGTTTACAAAAGGCACGGTCTGCCGCATTGTGATTCCGTGGCTTAATATCACGGTCAATGAAGTTATTGTTGAAAAGTCATATTCTGACGCATACGCAGAGCCGGAAAACGTTTCAATCTCGTTAGCAAATTCGGCGCCTGATTTGAGTATTGCCATTGCAGCAATAACAGGCGGCGGCGGTGGTGGCAAAGGTGGAACCGTCAAGCAAAATGACCGCTATGCAACGAAATTTGAGCAAACAAAAGAATACTTCCGGCTGATTGCCACCGATTCCGAATGGGACGAATTGGGCAATAGTAAAGTTAACGTTTATTCGCAAATCACGCAGACGGCATCTTCCATTCAGTCGGTTGTTTCGCGGACAGGGTACACAGCGGAAGCCTTTTTTGACCCGTCTGCTCAATACCTCGAAGGTGACGCCGTTATGTATGATGGCAAAATGTGGCGGTTTAATGCCGATCACAAAGGGCCTTGGACGGGTGAGGATGTAACGCAGATTACCAACCTTTACTCAACCATCACGCAGACGGAAAACGGCCTCCGTTCTGAGGTTGCAAGGGCAACGGCGGCTGAGGGGACAATTTCAAGCCTTATCGAACAGACAGCCGATAGAATTTCGGCTAAAGTCAGTAAAGGCGATGTTGCTACTCAGCTTACCCTTGAGGTTGGCAACGTCACGGTTGACGGCGGTAATCTCGTTGTGAACGGAAT